AATCGCCAGATTCTAAAGACATAGCATTTCCAGAGCCTAAAACCCAACCAGTTACACCTGTTTCGAAATACACGTTTGTGCCAGAGATCCCCGTATAAGAAGCGTAATCGGAATATCTAATATCTCCTTCGTTAATCCCAGTGGATTGATCATATCCCTCAGTATAACCTGAGAAACTATAATCCCCAGTGAAACGATGCCAAGCGTCCGAGGCTAGACCTGTAATAGTAAAGCTATCATATCTTTGTCTAACTTTATTGGCTACAGTATTTAATGTATCTCCGTCATCGACTCCAGTAGGATTATAAATGGTTAGAACTCCAGTAGTCATAACGGAAGAAAAATTATTACTGAGTCTAATTGTTTCGTCCTCCAAATTAACATCTAAAATTTTGCCAAAATTAGTTATATTTGTTTTTAATTCATCTTCTATTATAACCAAATCTCCAGGTTTACATAAGAGAGTTTCTAGACCTGCAGTAAAAGCCACTTGTTGGTTTTCTTTTATTTTAGAAAAAATTTGATGTTGAGCAGCCCTACGAGCCATAGCTCTAGAAGTTATTCCTATACCATCTATACGTTTCTTAAAAATGCCACGTTCTTTTATGTCTTCTTCGTCTTCGATAACTTCTATTTTAGGCTCATATTCATTAAACCTATCTTTATATCCTATTTCTATAGTATTGAATTGTTCGTCTCTTCTATTGTTAGAATAGTAAAACAAACCATCTTTAACGCTTTCATTAGTAAATAAATTAATAGCGTTTCTAGGTCTGTCGTCTACGAAATTAACCTCAGAATTGCTAAAGAAAGTCCTACCTCTAAAGAGGGAGGCGATAGTGTTTATAGCGTCAAATATTTTCTGCCCTTGATCGAAGACGATATTACAAGAGAAACGGGGTTCTTTCCCTCCCCTACCATCTGTGACTCCTAAGAAATAACCTTCGTTATCTACATTGTCACAAAACCTACCTATTTTATAGAGTTGCCATTTATTTATTTGGCCGATATTAATATGCGAACCCATACCATATCTGACATTAGTTAATAGATCATACAAGATCCATGCAGGGTTATCTGTCCATTGTAAAGTGCCATGGAATAGACCATTCCAATCTCCTTTATAAATTAATTTATCTTTTTGGCTAGCATCGTTGAATTCTTCTTCGGAGTCGTAATACCTTTTATCTATGCCTTTATTAGTAGGGAAATAGTTGCTGGGGACTTTTACTTTTTTAAGTTTGCAATCATAAGTCCTTTTAGGAATACTACTAAAAGACCTAGAATCTAATTTAGTACCTACTATAGCAGAGAATGGGTAGGGTAGATTTGTGTTTATAATTTCTGTGACTTTATTGACTGAGACGATTTTATCTAATAGAACAGAATTTGTCTCATAAGAAAGTTTCGTTACTTTTACATATCTATTTTGCGTCCGCATTTCGTCGATAACGCCAGCTTCTATAGCTTGTTCGCCGCTATCTGTAAGAATACTCTTCTGCTCAGTGTTACTAGGGGGCAGCTGGAAAGGTTGAGAAAGATAATTCAGATTATCATCTGCGCCATTTAACTCTACGACGAACTCTCTACCGCTAGCTCCTTTATAATCAGGGTTACCGATATCGATTAAAGTGCTTCCTTCTATCAAAGCTACTATTCTGAAGGAATATTCTCTGAATTGTATTTGTCCTTCAGAGCTGTCGATGCCAGTTTCTACCTTTACGTTTAACACGGCGGGGAAACTTGTGCCTATATCTAAATCTTTATTTTTTATTGATCTCCCATCTCTTACGTTTTCGGTCTTTTTGATAAGAGTATCCTTTAGAGAAGAAACGTCTAAAGTTATAAAGGCTTCTTCTACATTAGGATTATAGATTATATGTATAACTGGGACAGGTGCTTCATCAAAATTAGCTACAGAATTTTCCGACCAAGATGAATAATTCCTCCATTCCTTATCTGCGCCTTTTCTTTTATCATCACTTCCTTCGGAAATAGGTAGACCATTATCTGATGCTACGTCTACGTTAAAGTTGTCGGCTAATTGCCCAACGACATTACTCCTTGATAGCATAGAGCTATTAGCTGTGATACGTTGGGGGGCATTCACCTGGCCTCCTGAGACATCTGACTCGCCCTCAGCTGTGGCAGTTCCGAAAGGTCCGAATAGCTCCCTGCCATATGGATGATCAATAAAAATCTTTTTAAAATTATTAAAAGGAAGTTGAGCCTCTTCGCCTTTGCGGATCTCAGCTAAAATATTACTATAATTAAATTTTAATTTATTTGTGAGAATAGAATGATTGATCCTTTTCGCGTATCTGAAAGAGCTTAAATCTTTGAATGCGTCTATAATTTCAGAGGGTATTTGGAATGTGTGATTCTTTCCGTATGGCAAATTGCCTACGGTAGAATTACTTCGACCTGTAAAGCTTCTAACATACGCGAAATTCTCTGAAATATTATTTTCTATAGTAAATTCAAAAATCAAGAATCCGTGCATAACTCCAGTCAAAATCCCATCGGTCGAGACTTCAGGGCAAGTGACATCAGTGACTGTTATTCCCTTGTTCCGCATATAAGCTATAAGATTAACACCATATTTAGATCCATAAGGCAAAGTCTCCATTTCTATTAAGGCGCTGCCATCTAATATTTGTTTACCTATTAAATTAGGGTTTGAAGAAGTGACCTTACATATCGCTATCCCCCCCGATGTCTCCTTTAGGTGTCCAAATAAGAGGCTTTTTACATCTCCTTCGTTCCAACCAATATTTCTTAAAGCTCTCTCAGCTAGTTTCTGTTGTGGACTATTTTGAGTACTTGTCTTATATAAATTTAAAATATCATTTAAATCTGGCAGTATTGACTCGTTAAGGACTGTCGTATTATTAGCGAATATTTGAGAATATTCTTCGTTGCCGTTACTTGCTGCATTCCGTTTAACGATGAGTCTGGAAAAAGTCATGCTAGGATTAAAAGCGAATAAGAATTTGGATGCGCTGAGTGTACTATCTCCCCATATTAAGCTGCCGTCTTGGACTGTCCCTTTCGGTTGACCATTATTCCTGTAAGCTGCATTTAAATCGTTATAGCCTGTTTGTCGTGCCCCATTAAGATACCAAGGAAATGTTTGTGCTGAAGGGAGTCCTCTATATTTAACAAAACCTCTGATAAAAAGAGCATAATGCACAAACGTTCGTGGTAAAATGGGGATGGTCCCCTCGTTCATCATATGATATTGACTCTCACGATCGTGGGTCCTCAAAAATACCATGCCGACATCAGGCCAAGATTCTTCCTCAAAGATATCTGGACTCCCAGCTGTAGAGGATTTTAAAGATGTTATTTTGCCGCCACTACTCCTATTAGTGGCTTCTCCTAATTCTTGAAAAAATTCACTTAAATACTCGACGCCTTCTTCGCTATATAATTCCATATTAAAAGAATCAAAGGTTTCAATTGCTAGGGGCGTTAGCTTATCAGTCTTTTTAGCAGATTCATGAGTTACAGCTACAGACGTATTGTCTAAATAAATACCTTGTAATATATTTAAACCATCCACTAATTCTCCATGTGAATTGACAAGGCCTTCGATTGGCCCATCGCTTAATAAATCTAGCGTCTCTGCATAACTATGGGAAGCTCCATATTGGAGTTCTCCCATGACGGGAGGTTTATAAATAGGGGGCTTAGGCTTACTACCTTTGCCTCCTGCTCCTGCGATGCTCAGCTTTTTGAGAAGATGTTTCATAATGCTCTATTACCTATAAAGATTGGGTTACTTTCGCTACCCTGCAAAGCCGTTCTGGGGGTTTGATGTTGTGGATAAGATTTTATTGTAGCTTGTACAACTTGCGACCCGACCCGTAAGCGCCCATAACCTATAGGGACTGGTGACCCTTGGCTCGCTACGTTGGCGGCATTACTAAAAATTAGAGAACCTTTTGATGCTTTTGCTGTGATTTCTAAAGCTTCGTTTTCAGGTCTGGGCGTTAGGGCGTAACTAATAGCTGCGAAAAGGATCGAATTAGCTATAGAAGCCCAAAAAGCAACAGAAGCTGTGCCTAGCGTAGGTAATAAAGCTCCGATAATTGGGACCATTAAGGGGCCACTGCCTGAGATAGCTGGGACGAGATCTATAGTAGCGGGGTTTAATATGTTCTCCATATCTGGGCCATTAGTGATTCTTGTTTTATTGATGATTATATCATAACAGAAACCTTCTCTTTGTAGCTCTACCAATCGTTGTAAAAACCCCTGTTTATTACAATCTATAGCCTCTAAAACATCTTTCGGATTAGGTAAGCTTAATATGAATAAGTCACCATACTCTCGCGCTAGAATTCCATGTATATTTACTATTGTCATTTTACAGCCTTTACCCTTTCTAGTATATTTACATCAGATTCTATAGTTTCGGGCGTATAAATATTTATTTTTTTTGTGTTAAGGCTGTATATCAAAAACGGTTGGCAGCAATTGTCTGCCATTTTCACATCAAATTCAGATTCTGTTTCATCTCCTACGATATGACTATGAAAAACCGCTATCATACTATAAGAATCTTTAAACAATAAATAGCTCAGAGGATTGATCAGGAAATGTGATCGAGGGTCTGCTGCGATGTTGTCCTCTTTTTGAACTACAAATTCTTTTTTTTCATGATCATAACCTAAAAATCCACAGATTTCCTGCTTGAAATGCTTATGAGACATTTCTTTTATTTTGTGCAGGGCGGTTATTTCCCCTTTACACTTGTGTGTTTCTTGCATAGCTAAATCCATCAGTTCCAGGAAAACCTCCAAAGTTGGGGAATGTCGGTGTCGGGTTTTGAAGGAGGGTTAACGGGGCTTCTTTATAATCTTGAAGGATACCTGCAAATTCCCCACTGCCAGTTAAATGAATACCTCCTGTGTGGATATCTAACATCCCGATATCAGTAGTGGTTGGGATGAATCCTGTTGAAGCGTCCCACCAAGCGACCAAACTGTCTGCCCCGTAAGAAAGTGATCCACCACCGCTGCCAGTTATCGTCCCAAAGCGCCCAGTGCATTCATTGTAATTTCGCGGAGCAAAATCTAAAGGGTTAGAAACACTATTTGGAGTCGGTATCCTTTTGTAAAGGTAATTTATCTCTTCATCGTTCAAAGGCCTATTCCATAAAGCCCAAGGCCCAAGCGCTCCATTCATTGAGGTGGTATAAGGGGTCACGGTTGGGTGTCGGTATCCAATTCTCCCGCCATAATATTCAACAGCTCCCAACATAAATGTTTGGGGTAGAGGTTTCTCGTTAGGGTAATAACTCCAATCTACAGCTTCTCTTTGTGCTAAGCTAGCGAAATTTCCTATATTAGTATTTAGTTTATGCCCCGCATCGTTTCCATACCATTGCGTAGTATTTGTCGATTGATCCAGCCCGTTTACATAAAACTTAATTAATGTATTTGCATCCCCCCCTTCTCCATTAATGGAGGGGTCTTCTATACTATTCGTTATTATATATTGAACCCATTCCCTTGAATCTCCACCTGCTTGTTGTTGGTGTAGATCCACCCTTCTATAAGCGTTGTAATTCCAAGCGTGGGTGCTGGGATTTATTACATAACCCATATAATGAGCTGCGATCTTAGTTGTCCCATCAGCCCTATTTTTGCGGGCATTTCTTTCGTAAGGTATCGGATTGGTTACAGCGTTTATATTTAACCATTGTGTGTTTGGCCAATGTTCATCATCGCGGGGTGAAGTGCTTAAGATCCCTGCTCCTACTGGGCTATTGACAGTAATATTAACCCAGCCCATTATGGTGAATTCCCCAGTTAACTGGCTCATTAATTCTGGGGCAGTAGTGTGAAATAATCCTGTGTTAGTTGGGATTAATGTATTGTCGTCGCTTGCTTGACCAGAAATCTGAATTGCGTTAAAACCGCTATCTATATTTTGCCCTTCGAGAAATCCTACTAAATCAATCTTATTAAATCTTTTTTTACATGCAGAAAGTTTTTTAGTACACCCATCTCGCTGCCAGAAGCTGGGGTTGCCTTCGGGGGATTGCCCTATATTATTGTCGTGAACGGAGATGTACGCTGTTTTTAATGGCTCCCCTTGTGTATTAGGGTCGTTAGGTAAGAAAATAGTAGGGCTTTCTGTTGTTACCACAGCGCCTTTACTATATGGTTTTAACTCATCCCATATAATAGAAGGGTCGTTAAGAAACGACGCTGCAGAACCATTTTGTGGAGAGTAATTAGGTGCTACCCCACTTCCATCGAGATCTTGGAAATTTTCACCATCACTTCTTTCTATAGGTAGACCTTGATATCTACAACCCTCTCCTCGATATTGCCAAGGGCAGAATTTAGAAACGATACTACGAGGATTGACACTAGAACTCTCAAGGTCTAATGGAGAATTGAGTTCAAACTCCACGAATAATCTAGACTCTTGAGTTTTTCTACCCATTAGCCACGTTTCATTTGTCAATTCCGCTTTAGGATCGGCTTCTCCAAAAGGATTACCACCTTCGAAGTTTTCATCGTCAATAAATTTTACGGAGACTCTTTTTCTAACGAAGCTGGCGTTTTTAAAATCTTTATGTACCTGAAGGAGTTGGGTAATAATATTATTTTTATTAGCTACACGGATTTTGGGTCGAGCTAATTTGCCATCGCCTAAGATATCAAACCCTTCACTCTCCATAGATAAAGGCAAATATTGGAAGCCTTGCCAAAAAATAGATTCAGAATAGACAGCGCCTCCATGGAATCCTAACCATACAGTTGGTCTGTTAATCCTGTCGGGGTAGACTCTAAACAATTCTAATAATGCGGTCGGCTGTAGATCTAATAAACTACGTGCTACTTTGTTTTTTCCTTCTTCCGCCATAATGTAATTTACACTCTATTAGTATATAATATTAAAAAGAAGTGAAAATTACACATCTAAAAAGCTACAGTAAGAAGTTAGAAGCCGAGTTCTACGATTTCTTTTTAAGCTCGAAGCCTTATGACCTAGATCATATACGTTCTCCTCATTTAAGGAGGCAGAAAAT